GAAAAACCACATTAACGGACTTGGATATGAGGATGGTAGAATTCTCGTAACCGCTCACGGTTTCTTGGCGGGAAAAGATTCTGCCGAAGAAAAGAAGTCTATTGAACAATACAAGTCAGAACATTCTGAGTATTGGAAAGATATTATCGGTACAGGTAGTGACTTTAAGTTGGAAGAAGAAAGTGTAACCATTTAAGTTTTATGGTGTGACCAAGACCTTATTAGTAGACGGAAATAACCTTTTCAAGATTGGGTATCACGGTGTACGGGAGTATTACCATAAAGGTAATCATATTGGAGGTATATACCACTTTATGAACACTCTTCGTAGATTTATCGACGAACACAATTACGATAAGGTTATCGTCTTTTGGGATGGAGAAAATAACTCAGTACAGAGAAAACTTATTTTCCCCGAATATAAGGAAAATAGAAGGTACAACCGTTTGAACGACATCCAAAAACAATCATTTGATTGGCAAATGGGTAGAGTTAAACAATACCTTGAGGAAATGTTCATTCGCCAAGTTGAGGTTGATAATAACGAGTCAGACGATATGATTGCATATTATTGTCAAATCTCTAATAATGAAACTAAAACTATTTTCTCTGCTGACAAAGACCTGACACAGCTCATCTCTGAGTCTGTGCAGGTCTATTCTCCCTCTCAAAAACAAATGATTAAGTTCGGAGATAAGGTTAAACTAAAAGACATCTCTATACCCCACCAAAACGTTAGTACCTTTAAAATTATCTCTGGTGACAAGTCAGATAATATTGATGGTATCTATTACTTCGGTGAGAAGACATTCTCAAAACTTTTTCCTGAGATAGTTGACTCCGTAGTTTCTGTTGACGATATTTTACAAAAAGGTGAAAAACTACACGAGAATGATAAAGACAACAGAGCATTACAAAACTTGTTATCAGGGAAAACGAAAAGGGGTGTTTATGGAGAAGAGTTTTATGTTATCAACAAACAACTCGTGGACCTATCAGAACCTTTGTTGACAGAAGAAGCAAGGGAACTCGTTCAACTCTATTATGAAGAAGATATAGACCCTGAGGGAAGGGGATATCAAAATCTTATGAGGATGATGATGGACGATGGAATATTCAAATATTTACCAAAAACAGACAATGCATGGGTGTATTTCTTGACACCTTTTATGAAACTAACAAGAAAAGAAAAACGAAGATTTAAAAAAACAAAAAACTAATTAAAAACAAAAAACATGAGTAAGGAAAAAAATGAAATCACGAAGATGGAGTTTTTGTTGACGTTGAACGACAACATCATCGTACAGAGGTTTTATAATGTTAAAAGTTTTAACGAAGATGTTAAAAACAGTATTGATTTACATGAAACTGTTAGCGATATCTACGATAAGATTCATGACGATTTAAAGAGTAAAACTGTATGGTATATGTTGGACAATCAGTTTCAAATTATGGCTGACCCGATGATACTTGAAACATCTATGACTGACGATGATGAGATGTTTAATATCTACATTAAACACAACGATAAAATTATTTTTCATAGAGGATGGGACGGAAAAATGTACCCACCAAAGGTCAGATATACCGTTGACGTACGCCCACACCTAAAGTCTGTCTTGAAGTCACTAACCGAGGTCTGCTCTTCTGACAAATTGACATGCGAATATCAAGAATATAGCCTAACTTAAGTATATTTATTTAAACAACCTTTTTAATAATTTCAATCAGCATGTCAAAAGAAAAAAATTTTGGATACCTCGGCAACACATTTCAAATTCAACTACTTAATAACATCGTCCTTTATAAGGACTTTGCTACTTCTATTGTTGATGTAATCGAGCCAAAATACTTTGACAACCAATACTTCAAGTTGATTATGCAAATTATGAAGGAGTACTATCAAAAGTACGAACATACACCTTCATATAATACATTAGAACAACTTGTTAAATCTGAAGTGTCATCACCTATGGCACAAAAGATGGTGTTGGATATGATTGACCAAGTAAAGGAAGCGCCTGCGGAAGGGGAAACGTTTGTTCAAGAAAAGGCTCTAAAGTTTTGTAAACAACAAGAACTTCAAAAAGTTATGGGTAAAGCTCAAAAAATCATCGATAAGGGTGATTTTGAAAGCTATGACCACCTTGAAGAGATGGTTAGAGAAGCCTTACAAGTTGGTGAGGTTGACACCGGAACCGCGGATGTGTTCGCTAATTTAGACGATGTTTTGGAAGAAGATTTCCGTCACCCAATCCCTATGGGGATACCTGGTATTGATAACCTTTTAAAAGGAGGTATTGCTAAAGGAGAACTTGGTGTAATATTAGCACCAACAGGCGTCGGTAAGTCTACGTTCTTGACAAAGATATCTAATCATGCTTTTAATTTGGGATATAACGTACTTCAAATCTTTTTTGAAGACAACCCAAAGATTATACAGAGAAAACATTTTACTCTTTGGACTGAAATTGCACCTGATTTATTATCTATGCATAAAGATAAAGTTCTATCAAAGGTTCAAGAAATCAGAGAAAACGCACCGAATAAACTTGTACTAAAAAAACTACCATCTGACACTTTGACTATGAATCAGATTAAAAATCAAATCCGTAAGATGATGGCTGAAGGTACTAAGGTCGATATGGTGGTTTTGGATTATATCGATTGTGTTGTCCCTGACAAAAACTTGGGTGATGAATGGAAGAGTGAAGGTTCTGTTATGAGAGGATTTGAATCGATGTGTCACGAACTTAATTTGGTTGGATGGACAGCAACTCAGGGTAATAGAAGTTCTATTTCTTCTGATGTTGTTACCACAGACCAAATGGGTGGTTCAATTAAAAAGGCTCAGGTCGGTCACGTAATTATATCGGTCGCCAAGTCATTACAACAGAAGGAGATGAACTTGGCTACCATTGCGATTACAAAGTCTCGTATCGGAAAGGATGGGGTCGTTTTTGAGAACTGTAAGTTTGATAACGAGATGTTGGTTATTGATACAGAACAAAGTGTTACTTTCTTAGGATTAGAAGAACAAAAAGAAGAAAGAAACAAAGAGAGAATTAGGGAACTTCTTGAAAAAAGGAAGCAAAAAGAAAAATAAATAATAAAACTTGTTAATATTATGGAAAACTTAAACAATATGTTAGAGAAGGATATGCGTTATGTAATTAAGAGAAGCGGGAATAAAGTACCATTTGAAACTGAAAAAATTGAAAAAGCGGTATTAAAGGCTATGGGTAGTATTGATATGGTCGATAGTGAAATGGCTGAGAAAATCGCCAGAATATCAACTAAGGCTTTGTTCAGAGGTAATAAAGAAAGAGTACCTCATGTTGATGAAATACATGATATGGTTGAAAATAAACTAATGGATAATGGGTTGAATGAAGTTGCTAAGGAATACATAGTTTATAGAGCAAAAAATAGACCAAACATTTTTTCTAAGAGAGTTAATCTAAAACCATATGACTATCCAAATCTAAACGATTATGTAGATGCTATACGTCATTCCTACTGGGTTCATACAGAGTTTAATTATACTTCGGATATACAAGATTTTAAGGTACATCTTAATGAAACTGAGAGGTCTGCGGTACAAAGGGCTATGTTAGCGATTTCTCAGATTGAAATTGCGGTAAAAACATTTTGGGGAGACATATACAAGAGAATGCCGAAACCTGAAATTGGTAATGTCGGAGCGACTTTTGCCGAGTCTGAAGTTAGACATGCGGATGCGTACTCACATCTAATTCAATTATTAGGACTTAATAAAGAGTTTGAAAATTTGTTACAGGTACCTGCAATTCGTAGAAGAATTAAATACTTGGAAAAGGCGATAGTAAACTCTAAAGCGGTTGAAAACAAAGAGTACTTTGAATCAGTAATTTTGTTCTCAATGTTTGTTGAGAATGTATCTTTATTCTCACAGTTTTTAGTTATTATGTCATTTAACAAACATAAGAATAAATTAAAGGGTATTAGTAACGCAGTGGAGGCAACCTCAAAAGAAGAAAATATTCATGCTGAATTTGGGTTTGACTTAGTAAACTTAATTAAGGAAGAAAATCCTGATTGGTGGACAGAAAATTTAGTTGAAGATTTGATAGATGCAACTCTTGAAGCATATGATGCTGAAGAGGAAATTGTTAATTGGATATTTGAAAACGGAGACTTAGACTTTTTAACTAAAAAACAAACTATGGAGTTTATAAAACACAGATTTAACGTATCATTAAATTCAATTGGTATTGATAGTATCTTTAAAGTTAACGAAACTTTATTGTCGACTACCGAATGGTTTGACGATGAAATCTTAACTACAAAACATACTGACTTCTTTAACAAGAGAAGCATTAACTACAGTAAAAAATCAAAATCAATTACATCTAACGACTTATTTTAATAATTAACTATATACAATGAAAGAGAGAAAACCATTTGATTGGATTAACGAGGAGTCTATAACATTTCTTCGTAGAGGATATTTGAGTGAAGGTGAAGAGCCTTTAGAAAGAATTAGAACAATTGCCGACCATGCTGAAAAACTTTTAGGTATGGAAGGTTTTTCTGATAAATTTTACAACTATATGAGTAAAGGGTGGTACTCACTATCTTCACCTGTATGGGCTAACTTTGGTAAAAAAAGAGGATTACCAGTAAGTTGTTTTGGTTCTAATATTGGTGATAATATTGAGTCGATTCTTTATACTCAGGCGGAAGTTGGTGAAATGAGTAAAATGGGTGGAGGTACCTCAGGATACTTTGGTAATATCAGAGAACGTGGTGCAGAAATTACAGACAATGGTCATGCTCCTGGTGCGGTTCACTTTATGAAC